AATGACGACTGAACCCGTTCCCTTTCCTCTCAGGTGTAAATCTATGTTCGCATCACTCCCAGCCACTGTAACAGCTGGTGAGGAGGTAGTAACTGCGTTCTCTATTTCTATGTAGTTGACTGCCGAGGTAACGGAGTCGAAGGTAAGTATTGATAGATTATTAGACCCGTTTATACCAAAACCATTGGTATCTAAGTCCCCGCCTAGTTGTGGCGTGGTGTCCTCAACAATGTTTGAAAGTGACCCAGCTCCTAAAGTCTCTATCTTGTCGTAGATAGCGTTCTTGGATGCTGCGTTGGTTGTATCTCCATTCCAGCCAGCAGCGTATGCTGCGTCTGAGATGTTGTTTGTAGCCTGACTTCTGGAGTCCTGGTTGAAACCAGAAGCATAAGATGGAAGACATAGCAGTCCCCCAATCAGTGTTAAGATCAGAGTTCTGCTATATCTTCTCATCAGTAATTCTCCTTACAATGCTTCCACGAACACACGTGAGTTGGCTGACGTTCCTGGGGCTTCCAGGAAGAATCCGCCATTACCGTTGATTCCTTCAGCACCACTCGTAAGGTCAGTCGTGGCTTCAAAGCCAGTAACCTTTGTCGAGTCAGTTGAAGTAATAAACGGATCACCTGCTCCTGCGTTATTGTTACCGCCGACTTCTACGACAGCAGGACCATGGACTACAATGTAGCCCCAGTTTCTGCGTCCTAAGTCATCGGAGGCATTATCCGCATTCGAGTCTGCAGTATTAATGTCAGTCGCTGCGATACCAGCGAAAGCTGCATCTTTAGAAGTGGTTGTTAGATCCACAGTCACGCCGTCACCGGAGACCTGATCGTAAACAACAGCTTCACCCGAATTGATGATTGCTTGTGAATCACCACGGGCTGCATATCTGACTAACTTCATGACACGAAGCGGTTCTGCTTGAGTTCCACCCGTTTGGCTAATTAGGGTATAAGTGCCATCTGGAGTGGGAACGGTAACCGCATGAGCTACTGGAACGAAAGCGATAAGGAGTAGAAATGAAAGTAAATATCTCATGTCGTCCTCCTTACGAGACGTTGTCAGCCAAGCCATGTGTCCTAAGAAGTCTGGGCACAAGACCTGCGACGATGTAACCAACGGCTACATCATTGAGTGAATTTATGTCTCGTTGGAAACGAGAACCATTAACATCACGAAACGCAACGGGAATTGATCCGAGGTTGTTTTGCTGGTCAACCTGCTTGGTGCTTCCACCAGTAGGTTTAAGAACAGCAATACGAATGTCTCTTGTATTTAAGAGAGCGACCTTAGAGGCTATTCTTGTGGAAACCTCTTGAATCATCGTTGCGTTGTAATACACCAGGTTCCTGAATCCGAGTTTGGAAGTACCTTGGTCAGTAAGAGTTCCCCGACGTTTGGCACTCGCACCCGAACCCATGTTACCGAAGATAGCAAACGAGGTTAACCCAAAATCCGGTTCATCCTGTCTGGATGCCCCGAAGATACATTGGGAGTAGAGAAGATTGTAGAAACTGTCATCTCCAGCCTCGGTTGATAAATCGATAGAAGTATTGGTGTATTGGTTTCTCCACCAGTCATTATCGGCACGTGATATTCCCGCCGTTGTTCCCGCTGCTGACGCAGGGGCTACGGGTGAGAGAATACCATTGATCGTACCTGAAGTACCGGACGGAAGTAATGAAAAAGGATCATTAGCACCAGGGGTAGCTTGTAAAAGCACCTCTGCCCACTTTTGAACCCATGAAGTTTCGAACTGGTCAATCTTGTCCTGCATCAGTCTACCGATTGCCCAAGGACCACGTGCTTGGTCTCTCTCGACTTGATTGATGACAATGCTGCCGTCAATCACTCGTTGAGGTACTGAAGCCATTGTGATACCTTCGTCATCGTTAGTGGGGATGGTGGCATTCTTACCACGGAAACCAATATTGGTATTTCCAGAGAAAAGAATACGCTCTTTAAAGTTTTCACCACCACCATTAACCATCTGAATACGACCTCTGGAGCCGAGAACGGATATAACACCGTTAGCTGCTTTAAGAGCGTTATTCAGACGAGTTTCATGATGATCTAGGACTTGAGATGCCAGCCGTGTAAACGGTACAGCCATCTTAGCCTCCTAAATACGAGGTTCTAAGCCATATCAACTTCGCCACCTAGAGACTTTATGAGATTTGCTGTAAATGTCTCTGTCGAATCATTTCTTCCGAGCTGTTTCGACGCTCTATCTTTGGCTGTTGACGGTGACTCGGTAAGCCCCGCTTTAGCTTTAGCCTGTTGTTCGGCTAGTTCTTTTTGTGCAGCAAGTTTACCCATATCTCCAAACTGCCCCTGAGCCATCATCACATGGAGAGCTGTTTCAAATACACCAGGCTTGGATTTGTTCGCTGCCAAGAATTGATTCTTGTCAATGAACTCCTCAATCTTATCAAGTACCTCTTCAGTCTGACCTAATGCTTTATCTTGAACCACCTTTTCGATTCTGGATTGCTCCTCATCGAATTGACGGTCGATTTGTGCTTTGGTCATATTCTGGTTTTCCTTCTCCAGTTTATCCAGTCTTTCAGTAAGACTACTAACGTCGGGTAGACCTAGCTTCTCTCTGAGAAGGTTAATAGCTTGCTGTTGTTCTGGATCGACTGGGGGTTGTTGGGGCTTATTAAAGTTCCCAAAACCAGTCTGTAGTGTACTGACAGATCCCTGTAGCTGTTGAATTAGCTCTTGTGACTGTCTTAGTTGATCCCGCATCTCACGGTTTTGACGTGTGATCTGCTGGAACCTTGGGTGTTTATCGAAACGAAACTCTTCTCCTTGAGCTTGTTCAGGACTATCAGGTTTTTGTTCGCCACCTGTAGCGGTATCCTGAGTTTTGCTCTCCGCTGACGATTCGGAGGTTACGTCTTGTTGAGAATTTTGGTCTGTACTTTGCTGACTCTCGTCAACAAACTCTTGACCAGATGCTGCTTGTTCATTGTCTGCCATTTTTAAATCCCTTTATTTATCGTCGTAGGGGTTGGGCTCGACGAAGCCGTGAGTTTAGCGGGTCTCACGCCCGACTATAAAGACTTGTAAACTAGGAAACCTATGAAGAGTGGGGTAAATAATAGATTCCCGAAAACTAGTACTTCAATCACAGCAATCTAACTTTCCACTAAGAGAACCGCCCATAGCGACATTACCCTTTTCTTCGGTATTGTCCTCTACTGCGGGATGGCTTTCAGCCGTAGCTACTGCCACTTCCTCACTCTTAGATGACTTCTTTTCTTTCTTCTTAGCCATCATGTCCTCCTGGTTCAATTACACGCTGTGAGCTAGGAGTGACCTCTAACCATTTGGGAGCTAGGTTTCCAATGTATATAACTTGACTGTCTTCTCCCGCTAGGATCATCTCTCTAGCCACAACGTCGTTATGTTCTATTGCACGTTTCAAATAATAAAGAGTCTGTCGCTTTGTATCATTTATGACCGGAATTTCGTGTTGCTCCCCGTTTACAGTGAGGCTTACGTATGGGACTCCGCCCAACTTCCCTTCCTCTGCAACAGCAGTATGTGCCGTCATTATGAGTAATAATCCTACGATGGTGTATTTCATCTTCCGTAAAAGTATCTTGCCTTTCTTGTTCTGCCTTCATCGGGTTTTTCATGGTTATATTTACCAGTGCCAGGTTTATATCCTGGGTATTGAGATTTCTTGAATTCTTCCATGTGTTTCTTTCTGTACTTTAGTTCGCTAACGAATTTATGGTCATCGTTGAAAAATCCAAATCCCTCTGGATGAGCAGGATCTCTTTCGGATGGAGGAAGATTACGCTGGGTTTCGTTGAACTCTTTAACTTTCTTTTCTTGATCTTTGTATGACGAACAGCGTTGTTGTAAAGCTCTGTCATAATATTCATCGAACACATTTGCCCTGCCATAAAGAGAACCCACGGGTCTCCTGTCCCCTCCACATTTCCCATTCCCACAGATCATGCCTCCATAATTAGGGTCTTTTTCTTCAGAACCGCAGGATATACATCTGTACTGAATATCAAGAGGCATTTTGTTTTTTTCTCCTCATATTTATCCAATATATTTTCAAGCAAGATGCTGAACAAAAATCCTGATTAAACGGAGACAAACATTTTGATAATTCCGTTCCGCAGCTCTTACACTTATCCACGTTACTAACCCTTCGTTTGTGGTTTTGCCTGCTCCTGGGCAATCTTTGATTCTGTTTCGAGAGCCACTTGTTGTTCTTGTGGCATAGGTTGCTCAGGAACGACACCACCCGCCTGTTGTACTGCTTGTAGAGCCATTAAAGCTGATTGCTGCTGGGTATCTAGCCTCTCAATGAACTGCTCGGAGTCAATTATCTCGAAGGATCTAGCCCACATCTCAAGGAGTGGTCCCATACGTCCTAAGACACCATCTTGAATAGCTGCTTGGCGTAATATTGGGTTTGAGAGAACCTGCATTGCTTCCATGGCTTCTCGTTGTATTTCTTTTCTGTTTGGTTTTACTGCTTCATGGATATTGATTCTGAAGTCGAACTCACCTTGAATAAACTGCCTTAATGGAAATGGTTGATTAGGTGTTCCGAACTCAACCCACTTCTCCTCGATAAGTTGTCCCGTCTGCGGGTCGGCGAAGTCTTTCTTGTTGATTAGGAGATGAAGCGGGGCATTGGAATACTGTTTTAGTATCTCAGCCTCTAGTTTTGACTGATGAAGAACCCAGTCTCTCACCTTATCCAACATCCCGCCTTCACGGATCTGAGTACCAATAGCAGCTAACTGATCTTGTCCTAGAGTTCTGTTTGAGGATTTACCAGTAATACGCTGTTGGTCTACACCCAAAATTTCAGTCTCGTTATCTACGAATACCTTCATAAAGTTAAAGAAGTCGTTGTTCAGTCCCTTGGATGAGAGTTCAACCACATCCCCAGAGGCTAGTGTTCGTGCTGCCTTAATGACACCGCCAACCAAGTTCTTCTTGAAGTTCTCGAATTCTCCCTTCTCAAGAGCCTGGTGATTTACTATGTGCTGAGTTCTCTGCTTACCCACAATCTCCAGAGAGAGGTTCGCTATGCGGTCAATCCAGGCTTGAATCCCAGACGCAACACGCAGGTGGGAAATCGGGTAGCGAACCCCAGGCTCGTTGGTGAATATAATCGGACTCCAAGGTATTCTTCCTTGTGTAACAGCTTTGTCGTATCTAAGGGGTTCATTGAACTCTTCTGCGTATGTGAGTATCCATACACCATTACGATTCTGAATCATCATTTCGTATATGGTCAGTTCAACTTCCCTCGTGTCGAAGCGGGAGCCCTTATCCACCTCAAACTTTTCCTTCATGCTCTGAAGCACTCCCTTGTCATAGGCGGGAAAATCTAATATGTCATGAAGAGTGCGTTCCATTCTGTGAGTAATAACTCTAAAGTTTCTACAATCACCTTTATGATCTAAGAAAACATCCATCGGGCTGACGGATTGGTTTACCAGACGTTCATAACGAACGGGTTCTGGTAAGCCTGATTGTTCGACCTGGTCTGGCGGTATACCCAAAATAGAGCCAGGACTAGGTTGTATAGTTCCGTCATTCTTGTCCTCTGGTTGTTTGCTTTTTGTTTCTGTGACTACTTGATAACCTAGTTTCTTCCAGCCTGTGCCGAAGAACCAGGCATTCATGATTGCTTCCTGATTCTCCTGCTTCTGAGTATTGCCGTGTTCATCAGAAAGATTCATGTAATGATTTTGTACAGCCGACATGAGGACAGCACTTCTTGGGTCTGAACCCTGATTTGCTACTGCTATCTTTCTTGGATTCTGCCAGTAAAGATTGGATTGAAGAGTATTTGTTGCTGTAAAGATTCTTGATATGGTGACGGAGTCTTGTCTGTGAGCACCACTATTGAAACCATGCATTCCGAACTGGCTTTGAACATTCTGGAAAAATCTGTTTCTATCTGATTTTCTTCCACGGTAGACTGCTCTTAGGATTCCAGGGTCCATCTCCATCATAAATTCTTTTTCATGGGTAGCTCTCATTCTGTCGTTGTAATTACGCCAGAAACGAAAATCCCCATCCGACAAGTCACGTAATGACATTATTTCACCTTAACTTTTTTATCTTTTCTTTTTGGTTTGGGTTTGGTAAGTGACCTTCCAGCCTTCTTCCATTCTGTTCTCCACATTGGAGGGTCTATCTTCCATTTGTATTCCCAATCTTGAAAGGAGTCTTTATGGTGAAAATCACCACAATCTCTACATTTAAATAAAGGTTTTCCTGCGACTTTGTAGCTTTGTCCTAGTTTTTCACCGTCAAAGCATTTGGGGCATTTAGGAGAATTAGACATTAGTATCCTATCGGTACATGAAAGGAGAGTTTGATTGCGACAGCTAAGGTGAGAATGACTAGAGTGAAACGAATTCCATAATCTAGCCACTCCCACCTAGTATCCATTACAATGCTATCGAAACGCCTGCTGTAAATGCTAAGTTATCTAAATTAACGCCGTCTTGTTCATCAGCCCAGCTGTATGTAACCCCAGCTGACACCGAGATGTCTTCCGCCACGTTATAGGCAAGATCAACTCCGGTATGAATACCGGATGAATTATCTACACTTGAGGAGCCGTCGGTATTAAGAAAATACACATCGAATCCTACTTTTGGTGTAACGGACAGGTTCTCCGTAATAGCTACTTCGTAGCCAACAGAAGATTTCCAATCCAAAACATCAAGATCAGTGGAACCGATCTCAGTTTGTACTGATTCTAAACCAGTAGTTACTGAGAGGTTGTCGACACCAAGATCAGTGAGTTTAGCGTCAAGACCCATACCCATTGCGTTCTCGGCATCTTCGTAAAGATGTCCAGAAGCGTATGGGTTAAGTGTCACATTCATTGCAAGTGCTGGCGAAGCAATAAACACTAACGCCAAAACTAATACCAACTTTTTCATCAGTAATACTCCTCCTCTATTTTGTCTCTCCAATACTGTGCTTCTCTCTCCTGCCCTGCCAGAGAGAACCTATGTGGCAGGGTTACATCACTCAAATTTCTGGAGGCAACAGGTCGGGACATGATGCCGTAACGCACAGCGTCCACTGCATGATCGTCTTTTTTGTATGGCATCCACTTCCTGTCACCTCGTTCTGTAATCTTGTTTGGTACTTCTCTGTATGCTGGGAACTCCCTTCTTGTGGCTACACAATGATCCATGATAAATAGCCTTGGAGAACCCTGGACGTTATTGAATGGGTGCTTCTTTGAGTAGTCAATCTGTAGGTACTCACCCACTCTGTTGATACCAGCTGTCACAGAGTTCTCGCCCATAACACCATAGATGCCATAATCAGCGAGTTCATCAGATACGGAAAAGAGTTTACCCAGCTTGGAATTCTCACGGGTTCTGTTAAAGGCGGAAGGATCGAACACCCAGTAGGCTGGTTCAAGCCCTTCATCTGCCAGCATTTCTTTGATAGCCTGAGCATGCTCTGATATAAGCTTCTCTCTGTCGTAGTATTCCGCTGCGACGACGAGGTCTCCTGCTTCAGATATTTTAAATATCGTTGCTGCGAAGACGCCGGAAGCGATAGCCGTATCCATTGCCCCGAAGCATTCCCAATGTTCAGGCAATTTGATTTTTGGTATGACATGGTAATCCTCATTCCACATTTGATAAATTTTGCCAGAGGTGATCTTCCACGAATTCATGACGAATTGGTCATAAACCTGTGGTTTAGTCCTCTCCAGCACTTTGAGTCTAGTTAGGAAGGTGTCGGGTAGATTATCGGCGTTGTCCCAAGTAGTAGCTTCATGGAGTTCATACGCCTTCATTTTCTCTTTTGTTCTGTGGTGCTCAACCCACTCTACGGGGTTGTCTTTCCAAAGTTGTTTAATCCAGTTGTTACCGTTGGTGTTGGCAATGACAAAGAGCTGCTGGGTTCCACAGCCTTTCCTTCTCATCCTGCCTTGGAGCATCTGCCACTGGGAGTCGTCGTCAAATTCCTCCGCCTGCTCAATCATGGCTGCCCCTAAGTTGATGTTTTGTAGCTTTGCCAGTTGTTCCGCATGTCTAAACATGAGTTTGGAACCATTAGAGAACTTAACATCACCATCTGAATTTACCCTCTTACCAGTATAGGTTTCAAAGTCTTTAATGGTCGAATCCCTAAGATCAGTGAATGCCTTTCTACAAATAAGAGCTAAGTTATTTGGGTGCTTCTCGCACGCCATAACAATCTTGGAAATACCACATAGGGTTTTACCCGTCCCCCATGCGGAGACCATAGCTGGAAACATGGCTTCCGAGAGTACGAACTTCTCCTGAAATGGGGCGAATTTGAAACTGACTACCTTTTTTTCCATGTCCCACCCAATAAGATTACAAACCCTAATATCATTACACTAAGAGCTACATTACAACCCAAAGAGAGCCCTAAGAGAGCCTCACACATCAAGACCACCCTTGGGGGCGGGCTCGGATAACTGACCACCCTTTTTCGTGTCGGAGTCCCTTCGTTTCGGTTGATTGTCTGATGGATTGTTTGATGTGTTATCTATACCTTGTCCTGCAGACGGGGTAGGGTCACATATTTTATTATTATTACTACCTTTTTTAAGGTCTTTATTATGTCCTGTCCTACTCTCAGAACGACTTACGTCATGCCCATCTGATATAACCCCGTGATTTGGAGCACTTGTCTGTATACTCTTAACAGGTGTACTTCCCTCTATACGTTTTAGTGTTGCCTGTCCATCGGCGGAGAATATGAGCTGTAATACGTGTTGCTCGCTATCGGTGTTGATATCCTTAATACGCTTAGATAGGAATTGACTTGATATACGTGCCTTATCAGCTAGGCTCTGCTTAGGATCGAGAAGGAAATTGCGTATTGATTGATAGGATAATTCGAGTATTCTATCTATCTGAGCTTGTTCTTTCTCTCTCTTACTTGGCTTCATTACCTTTACCTATGGGTTTTTAATGTGTATTAACTTGACTGCCCCGCCTTTTTTAATAACTTTCTATAGTCTCTACCTATTGCAAATATTTGCTCACAGACATATATATATATTAATGCATTGGCTTTTGGAGGCTAAAATGGCTATTTTGTGGTATTGCTACCTATAATTTAGTAATTGATGTATTTTTTGTTAGAAACCCATAAATTAGTTAATAGAGACAATCTTAAAATATAGTGAAAAAAAAGACTTGACACAATGCATTGCATTGGATATAATTTGATTGTATTCAATGGTAGCTCATTCAAAAATCAATAGCACTCGGAGCGGTAAACATCCGGTAAAGTTAAAATGGCCGAGGCAAAGCAAGAGGAGAAATACCATGACACGTAAACACTTCATCGCATTAGCGAAAGCCATAAAAGAAGCTAAAATCGACCTTAAGTGTCAATATGGTCTAGCGAGTGCTGATTATAAAAACGGAGTGAAGGAAGGAATTAACCTAGTAGAATCAAGTTTACTTCGTTTATCTTCCGGATTTAATTCGCAATTTAACCCTGATAAATTTAGGGAAGCTTGCGAAGTAAAATAGTGACGGATGCAGGCTATGTGGTTTTAGCCTGTATTAAACTACTTAGGCGGTCCGAAGTCCGCCATAAACCAAAAAAACAGGGGGTGCAATATGCCTAGATTAACTCAAAAAACGCTTAACCGTATTAAAGATCATGCGAAAAACTCATTTTATCGCATGAATGCAGGTAGTGCTGATTGCTACGCCTTCACTTTATTAGGCAAGGGCGATTGGGAAGGTGGATGGGATTGGAGTCATAGACTTGTAGATTATGACGCTCAATATATTCTCATGTTAGAGAATGGAATTGTAATTAAAAACCAAAAACAGGGGGTGTAAGATGCATAAGCATAAATTCAAACCGATTCAAGATGGCTCTAATGAAATGTATCAAGTCTATGAGTGTAAATGTCTAATGCGTACATTTAGGCTTAAAGACAAGTATAGGAAGAAAAAATAGCCATTGACATTGAATTGCATTTAATGGTATAAGGTACAATCAAATATAGGGGGTGTAACATGAAATGTTATAAATGCGGTTATGTTTTGGCTGATTCTAGCGTCAGAATCGATATAGTAGACATTGAGGGTTCATTAGAGATAGATTATCTATGCCCGAAATGTGCTTGGTGTTCTAAGGATGGTGAGTTTGTGGATCATGATTGCAAGCTTTCGCCGAATAAAGGCTGTTATGTATGTGATGTACAATTTGAACTAAAGGAGAGAAAAAATGCAGAGCAATGATGATGTATTATTTATCGATTATCTTAGGGATAATTGGGAAAAGTTAGCAAACGAATATGCAGTTAGATTCGAGAATTTCACTCCATATTACTCTTTCGGAGATTTTGCGAGAGAGAAATGGGAAGAGAACAAAAAACCAGATTCAATGACAATAGCCAAAGCAAGAAAGGAGAATTAAAATGCCCGATTTCTTAACCATTGGTACAGGTCAAGTGGTAGATGACAGTATCTTGTGGGATTTTCGACATGACTCATTTGAGGCTTACGATAGTAAGACAAAAAGGCGAGTCACATTTAATAACTCCAGGGAAGCATTCGAAACTCTCTTTCAGAATAAAGAGAATCAAGTCTTTCCTACAGCCTACAGTAAAGAGAAAGGCCTCTACCATGAATGATGATATACAAATAGTACCTGAGAACACTCTTCCGGAAGGTAAAACTTGGGAAGATTTAGTTATACTGGTTTGTAAAATGCCTAGACATAAAAGGGAAGAGTTCAAGAGACGGGCAATGAAAGAGGGTAAATATTCCGCAGAGAAACTGACGGAATTAGCTCTTGAATACATAAACCGATAAAAGAAACCCTAGCCAAGATGCATGCCTGTGTCTTGACTAGGGCTGAGGGGGTAAAACATGAGGTACTTCATACATTATAGGAAATACCAGAACAAAAGTCAAATTATAGATTGTATTATGCAATGTTGGGATGTATCAAGTTTGACTATGAAGCGTCGCCTTGCCAGGCGTTCATATAGGGATCTAAATAGCATAATACATAGTATTATTAAGAAAGATGAAAATAGCCTAAATTTCAACGAGGATGCCATGTATCAAATTAGGGGTATCCAAGGGCTAATGGGGCTAGATCATGCGTCAGAAGCCATTTAAATGGAAAATTGGGGCTATTCTAGCTGTATTACTGGCTTTTTTGTCTCAAAATGCCTATTCCTTGGATATTGACAAGCTTGTAGATGCAGTCTACAAAGCAGAAGGTGGCAAGAAAGCGAGTGTTCCTTATGGTCTTATATATGATAAATGGTGTATAAAAGAGGGGGCTTGTAGGTATTATGCTATGGAAATTCTTGGAATACATGCTAACCGTTGCGACAATAGCTCTGATATTATACATTGCATTGGTAGTTATTACAGTCCTCCAAAAGCCCATAAATTAAATAGTCATTGGGTAAAGAATGTAAAGTACTGGTATAATAAACTAGGGGGTAAATCATGACGAATGCTGAGTTGATTGAGCGAATACAAGAGAATTATCAGGTAAATCCAAATAGCATACTTGATGTGGCTATCTCACGCCTCAAGACTGCGGAGAAGATGGGGGAGGCGTTGAAAGCTGTTGTTGTGGTCTATCAATTGGGGGATATAAAACAAGCCTTGGCGGAATGGAACAACTATTGAAGAAGATAATATATATATTAATATTAACTAGTGAGCAAAAAAACACAATAGATAGGGGGTAGTATGATTACAGACAAGATAAGCGAGTATTTAATCAACAGAGGTAAGTACACCGAAGATGATGATGGGCTTCTTGCTGAAGCCTCTCTAATAGCGCAGGAAGCCTTTAGGAAGCTTGCTTGGGTAAAGGATGAGGAAGAAAAGCCTAATAAACTCTATATGTCATCTACTGGCTATTGCCCCAGGAAGAATGCCTACAAGTATCATGGGCTACCGGAGAATGGTAGAGAGATGACACCCAGAACCTACATGAACTTCTTTATGGGTGATGTGGTGGAGTTAGCTGTAATGCTTCTAGCTGTAAAGGCGGGCTGTGATATTAAGGATTATGGAGTACAGCAGAAGAGGGTAGTTAGGAAGGTACAGGATAAAGAGGTTAGCGGTCGCAGGGATGGAGTGCTAGATGTCGGTGGCAAGAAGTACCCCATTGAGGTTAAATCCATGTCTACCTATGCCTTCAGAGCCTTTAAGGATAAGGGCGACATATCCCATCATTACGTTACTCAATGTCATGAGTATATGATGGAAATGGGGGTAGATGCATGTGTATTAGTTGGGGTTTGTAAGGACACCGGACACTTCGCCGAAAAGGTTGTACTAAGAAACCCTATCATAGAACTAGAAGTAAAAGCAAACGCCTTGGCTGTGGTTACATCTTCACCGGATGACCTGCCACCAATACCGGAGGACAAGAAAGCCAATGCTAAAGGGTTGTATAATTGGGAATGTGACTTTTGCTCTTATGCTTTGACTTGTCATCCAGAGGCGAAATTTGGTATAATAAGGGGTACGACCAAATTGGTCAAGCAGAACAAAAAAGAGGAGGTAAAAAATGAGTCTCAAGTGTCCAAAGTGTGATACCGAGAATGTGGATTCAAAGCAAATCACATCAGCCAAGGGGACATTTACGATCTATGAATGTCAGGCCGGCTGTGAAGGAAAGGAAAACCCGAAAGGCGGGCACTATAAATTTAGTTTCTTCCCGCCAAAGAAGGGTAGCGCCAACCAAGATATACTAGACAAACTAGAAATAATAGATAAAAAACTAGACAGAATAGAAAGTAAACTCTGACTAAGGAATGACCCTTTAGAAATTGAAGTCAGAAGACTTAACAACCCACAAGAAGCTAGTGGGTCTAAAGACAGTTCATTATAAGGAATTAGATTCCTACCAACAGGGCTTAGTCAATAAATGTTGGTATGGAGCAAGTCCATTACACACCGGATTCTTGTGTGATGAGGACTTAAACCAGTATTTGTCTGACAGGCAAATGCAGAAGATCAATGAGATTTATGACGGTTTATCTGGGAAGGCAGAACCAGCTGACCCCCCAGAGTGAGAATGGCTCGAAGGTGCATCTTCGAGTGTCAGGTACGACAACATTTAGGTTTTTCTCTTTACGTCTTTCTCCCGAAAAAGAATAGACGGCTAGCAAACTTAATACAATGGATTTGGGCTGTTTAAAATGGTGATTGGGAATGAGCCAGTGGACCTTCGACACGTTCATCGTGTTAGTCCTGCCACACAAATGCAGTCCTCAAACAATAACCTAAGTCCTATAATCAAATAAGCTGTGCAGAAGTGGGGGTGCAATACCCTCATTCCCTAATCTAGGAGTGTGTCCATGAAGAGCTATCGAAAGAGTAAAAAATGGAAGTGGTGGGAAATATCAAAGGACGGGCAAGCCAAAAGAGAGCATTGGGCTGAGTTTAGGGAATCTGTGCTAAAACGAGACAAAAATAGGTGTCACTACTGCGGTAAGAGAGCCTACCAAGCCGATCATGTAGTTCCTAGATCTAGGGGTGGTGAAACTAGCATGGATAACCTGGTTGCTTGCTGTTCTACCTGTAACTACTCTAAAGGCGGTGCTAATTACTATGACTTTATAGAATATGGATATAGAAGTGTAAAACCTTCCAAAAGATGTACTATATACAACACGAAAGATAGACCAGCTAAGTTCATTAAACTACACGATTGTAGACATGGTAAATACTGGAAGACTTGTAAACCGTGTTCTAGGAGAATAAGGAAGATAATGCAAATGCCCGCAAAATGAGGGAGGTACTTGTGCTAAATCTGATAGAGAGGGCTGTCATAGCATTAGAAAGTATCGCAGAGTCACTAAAGATCAAGAAACAACGAAAAATAAAAAGAAAGGAGATTAAACCGTCAAAGGAAGTACAGGATGTAATAGAACATCTAAATAAGAGAACCAGGCGTAGTTTCCGTAATAACAATATAGCTACGATTAAACTGATTGAGTCACGCTTAAAAGAAGGGTACAGTGTTGACCAATGTAAAAAAGTAGTTGACAACCAAACTAGATTGTGGTTGAATGACACGGTAATGGCTAAGTACCTTAGACCATCAACGCTGTTCGCTCCCTCACACTTCGAGGAGTATCTGAACCAACCCACCGAGCGAACCAAGGAAGAACTGGAAGCCTACCTAAATGCATCTACCTCCGGCTAGAACTCCCGAAGAAGACAGAATTCATGAGCTGTGTGTAGCTCTGCTCAAGAAATACCTAGAAGGAAAAATAACTGATGAAGAGTTGAATACCGAGGTAGCTTACCTGGCTTTATCCCCCGAAGGCGGGTTTAATGGGCTCCACATTAGACCCCTACCACCCAAGCCAGTTGAGCTACTGAGGTACGGGGGTTTGTCTCCTACCGAGCAGAAGAAGGTAAAATCAGACAAGATAAATACATTAGAGTTCAGGCACAGAAGAGAGTGTGAAGAACTCAATAATGAGAACATCTCCAACGGGCTATGGCTTCTTCAGGTTAAGAAGTGGCTACCGAAGGGAGACACAATCAGACATAAATTAGTAGATGAAAGGTTACAAGAATTTGGGCATTATCAACAGTCAACAGAAGGGTAAGCGTTTTGAACGTGAAATCGCCAAAGAAATTAATAGAAGATTTAATACAAGTGTACGGCGTACCCCCTGCAGTGGGGGTCTCTCAATTAAAGGAGATATTATTGATCTTCAGGGTTCCCTCAAAGACTATCATTTTGAGTGTAAATACCAAAAAAAGCTTAATTTCTGGAAAGCGATCTCACAAGCTCAAAGAGACTGCCCTCCCAGAAAGCATTGGCTTGTGGTGTTTCGCAGAAATCAAGAAACGCCGAAAGTCATAATGAACTTTGACCACTTTCTAAATTTACTGGAGATTATAGAGGAGTTAAATGGTGACCGGAAGATATGAGTGTCCAGTTAGAAAGAGTTGGCTTGTGGTGTTTCGCAGAAACAAAGGAGAAGCATTTGTCGCCATGAAGTTCTACACGTTCAAGAATCAGTTAAAGATAAACGAGGAGCTGGGGAGGGAAGTAAAATGAAATACAGGCATGGAGATGTGCTTATTACTGAAGTTAATGGTGTTGGTGGTAAGAAACTAAACCACTTGACGTTAGCTGAGGGGGAGGTGACTGGTCATTCGCATAGAATAAAAGATGGTAAAGCTGAGTTGTATGAACACGGGGGCACAATGTTTTTACGTGTAAAATCTAAAGATGCTGTATTAACACACGAAGAACATAAAGAAATAACCCTACCGAAAGGTGATTATAAAATCAACATACAAAGAGAATATGAGCCTGCTGGGTGGCGTTATGTCGCAGATTAATAAATTAACTAAAAAACAAGAATTAATGATCCCCAAACAAATAGATAGGTGGGTTTCTATTGTTTCAAAACCTATAAACAAAGCAAAAGCAGTACTTGCAGTAAAAAATCTGTACTCCATGATTGGAGAAAAACCACCAAGAGTAATTTTTGGACAAAGTCCACTTCAAACAGCTCTTATGGTGTTTGTTTGCAAGCAATCCAAAGAGCCTACTATCTTGCCAAATATGGATCAGCTCGGGGATCAGCTCTGGGATCAGCTCTGGG